GAGAAGTATGCAGGGGAAGACGGCACTCTGACCTTTGCTGACCTTCAAAAGGCTGGCTATGATGCCCGCTTCCTGGAGGAAATCGAAAGGCGCATCGCCGTTGCTACCCCCAAGGTGGCGAAGGAGCTGCACCAGCTTGTGGAGGACACCTACGATCTTTCCTATAAGGCCATGATCGAAGGCGTGGAAAAGGCCATGGAGGGTGCAGACCTGGGCGAAACCTTTGCAGATGCCGTGGCAATCACGCCTGAGCAGATCAAGAAGGTCGTCCAGAACCCCGTCATGGATGTGGCCCTGGAAAAGAACCACCGGGACATCGTGTACGACATCAAGCGTGCCGTTGCGGTTGGTCTGATGAATGGTGACAGGTACAACACCATCGCCCAGAAGATCACCGTCGCCCTGGACAAGGAAACCGGCCCCTACAAGAACGCCCTCCTGATTGCCCGCACGGAGGCCCACCGCGTCCGGGAAGCTGGCAACAATGATGCCGCTGTGGCCGTCGATAAGGAGCTCCAGAACGGCACCACGGGCATGCGCGAGGTCAAGACATGGAAGACCATGAAGGACGAGCGCGTGCGCCCACAGTACGTCAGGAAGCGCAAGAGCGGCTGGTCAAAGGGCTTCTCCAACAAGGGAGCCAACCACATGAAGCTGGAAGGCCAGACGGTGCTGGCGGACGAGATGTTCGACCTGAAGGACGGCAACAAGGCCCCCTGCCCCGGCATGAGTGGCGTGGCTGGGCATGACTGCAACTGCCGGTGCTATGCATCCTATGAGATGATGACCGACGCGGAGTTCTTCGCCAAGACCGGCAGGCACTTCCCTGGCTGGAAGGGCGAGGAGAAGAAGGAAGCTGAGGAGTCTGCTTTGACCCGCAAGGAAATGCGGGAGAAGATCAAAGAGGACAAGTCCAGCATTGCAGATGCAAAATCTCGCATGAGGGCCGTGGATCGTGATATTGACAAGCACAATACCACTGATTTTGATGACCTGAAGGGATTGAAAAAATCGGATATTTCTGGTAGAATAAAGGCGATTGAAGATCGGGAAAAAGAGCTTGCCCCGATCATGGATCGGTACTACTACGGAAGGCCTGAACGTGGCACGCCTGAACTCGATGCGTGGCGCGAATGGAGGCGCAGCATTGATGCCACTTCTATCATGGAAGAACAGCTGCGACTTGCCCAAGAGAAGGCGAACCTCCAGAGCCAGCTTCGGAAGTTTGATCGTTATGACGAATGGAAGAAGTGGAAGGCTGACAACCCGCTCGCCGCGCTGCAATCCCAGAAAGCATCCCTTGCTGACGAGATCAAGCGCCTGGAGGATGAAATCAAGGGCTTCGAGGACATCCTGAATGCCAACCCCGTGCTCAATCTGGTGGACAAGCTGGACGAGATGGGCGTTGTGAACAGAGTGGTCAAGAAGCACGCAAAAGCCCTGGCGGAAGACGAGATCATTTCCGCTTTGGCTGGCGGCGACATGACGCGCGGTTCCTGCGCATCCCTGGGCCTTGCATACATGGGCCAGAGGGGCGGCCTGAACGTCCTGGACTTCCGAGACGGTGCAAGCCGAGAATTCTTCTCCAACAGGCTCAACCTGGATTATATTTCAAAACTGCCCGGTGTGAAGACGCTGAGGGAAATGGCGAGATCGTCAACCACGGCGGGCAACCGGCTGCTGAAACATGTGGAGACCGGCAAGGAATACTACTTCGTCACGGGCCGACATGCTGCCATCGTGCGCAAGCTGGATGACGGCACGCTGCAATACCTGGAGCTGCAATCCGCTCGGTACAGCGGGTGGCATAACTTCGACGGCAATCCGCGGTATACGCTGAAAAGCCGCTTCGGCGAGACTTCCGGCTATGACGTGGAGGCCTTCATGATCGACGTGGACTCCTTCAAGGATTCGGACGATCTGAAGCAGCTGCTCGGCTATATCAACACGGAAGACAGTGCACAAAGGAAGGGTCGACATGGCACAATCAAGTGATTTCTACAAGAACAACCCTGGCGACAAGATTTGGTGGGTGAACAACCCCGAAACGGTTGGCGAATGGCTTTTCAGCTTCGACAAGAAGAAGGTGTTCAACATGTTCGCCGACTATCCGCACAACCTGACAGCCGAGCAGAAGGCGATCTTCGACAAGGAGAATCCCTACTGGAAGGAATATTTCAGCGATAGGCAATAAACCCAAGCGCTTTGCATCTGATGCAGGGCGCTTTTCTTATGGGCTGATTGAAAGATCAGTCCTTTTTGTGTTTCCCTTTCGACCGACATCGGAGGTAGATAGTATGTCGAATCCCAACTTCGTCCCCACTTACTCCACGGATGAGATTTACCGTGGCACGGACATGGATCGCTGCCTGAGCGACGACCTGGATGCGCTGGAACAGGGCAAGGCTCCCACGGATCACACCCACCAGGGCTTTGCTGCTGCGGAGCATACTCATGGCGGCTATGCCCCTGCAGAGCATACCCACGAAGGCTACGCTGCCGCTGGGCATACGCACACGGACTTCGCTCCGGCTACTCATGAGCATGCGGGCTATGCAGCTTCCAACCATGAGCATACCGGCTACGCCGCGGCGGATCATTCCCACCTGGGCTATTCCGGCGCAAGCGCCTCTACCTACAAGCTGGTGTATGTCGGCACGGAAGGCAACGACGACAACGACGGCACCCAGGCCGCTCCCATGGCGACGATCAAGGGCGCTATCCGCAAGTATGCGGAGAAGTACAAGTTTCTGGACATCCGGCTGCTGGACGGCACCTACAACGAGGACATCGGCGCAATCGGCACCGACGTTGCCAACCTGTCCATCCGCAGCGCGTCCGAGAACAAGGATGCTGTCACCATCAACATGGCGACCCAGCTCGACCTTAACAGCGGCACCGTTCGTCTGTACAACATGACCCTGAACGTCACGGAAACCGGTGTGCGTGGTATCTCCGTGAATGCTGGCGCGCTGTACGCCTACGGCATCCGCGTCAATGTTCCCACGGCGAGCACCATCAGCTGCGTCAACGTGTACAACGGCTGCATGGCCTTCCTGATGCAGTGCATTCTGAACGCGGGCACCGCTGCCAACGCTGGGGCCGCCGTTTACGGCAATCAGGCCCTTCTGATCAAGGCCATCGGCTGCACCAGCGAGCGGAAGGTGAACGTCGGATTCCATGCCCACAACGGCACCGACATCTGGTACACCGATACCATCACGGCCACGACGAAGACCAAGGAGACCTACTACGGCAAGTGCGTGGCTCGCTGAAGGGAATGATGAATCATGGATAAAAAGCAGAAAACCCCTGACGTGAACGTTGTGCTGACTCGTGAGGGCGCAATCGTCAACGGCAACAACGATGTCCTGGCTGGCATGGTCTCGGAGCTGGGGAAAGGCACGCTGGGCCGCATGCAGCTCGGCGAATGAACAAGGAGTGAGTCGGAATGGCTTCTTATGAGAAACAGGGATTCCGCGACGGGCAAAAGCTGCACGCGCGGAATCTTATCAAAATAGAAAACGGCCTCATTCAGGCCATCACCGATATTCAGGCCAACGGTGCATCTCTGGACGCGGTGAAGAAGCGCGTGTCTGATCTGGAAAACGCCGATTACAGCGGTGTGGACGGCCTCTACGTCGACCCTGAGACCAACATGCTCTACCTGACGGAGAAGGGCGAGATCGTCTCCGAGGGCATCCAGCTGCCCAAGGGCGGCGGCGGTGGCGGCGCTGTGGAGAACAACGCAGTGATGACCCTGACCAACACCTCCGGCTTCCTGGCGAAGACGGTGGCTGCTGGCGGCTCTTGCCCGGTCACGCTCACATGGTCGTCCATGGAGGATAACATCTCCACCGGCAACGGCGTGCTGACCATCACGGTGGGCGGCGCTGTGAAGTTGACCCGCGAGGTCGAGCAGGGCGAACTGAGCCTTGACCTGGGCAGCTATGTGACCGCGGGCAGCAACAAGGTGAAGGTCTCCGTGTCCGATGCATACGGCAACACCCGCTCGATCTTCTATACGATCACGGTTGTTGCCGTGTCCCTTTCGTCTTCCTTCGACGCGACCAAGGCATACACGGGCGAGATCATCTTCCCGTACACTCCCGTGGGCGCGGTAGAGAAGACTATGCACTTTGTACTGGACGGCAAGGAGATCGGCACGACGGTGGTTGCATCCAGCGGACGCGAGCAGGGCTTCACGATCCCGCAGCAGGCCCACGGTGCGCACGATCTGCGCGTGTGGTTCGATGCTGTGGTTGAGGGCGAGACGGTCACGTCCAATGTGCTGCATTACAGCCTGATCTGCACGGTGGAAGGCAACACCACCCCGATCATTGCCTGTGCCTATGACAAGGCTGCTGTGAACCAGTACGACACCCTGCAGATTCCGTACATCGTGTATGACCCGGCGAGCCTGACGGCGGCTGTGGAGCTGTATGCGAACGGCCTGATGGTGAAGACGCTGACGGTTGACCGCAAGCAGCAGGTGTGGAACTACCGCATGATGGAGCCCGGCATCATCCCTCTGAAGCTGGTGTACGGCTCCGCGAAGTGGGAGCACTCCATTGAGGTTGCAGCGGTTGACATCAACGTCAGCGCGGAAACCAGCGGCCTGGAGCTGGCCCTTTCCAGCAATGGCCGCAGCAACCTGGAAGCGAATCCCGACACCTGGGAAAACAACGGGATTGCGGCCAACTTCACGGGCTTCAACCTGGTCTCCGACGGCTGGCAGCAGGACGAGGACGGCATCACGGCGCTGCGCGTGACCGGCGATGCCCGCCTTGAAATCCCGATGAAGCTGTTCGAGACTGATTTCAGCTCCACCGGCAAGACCATCGAGCTGGAGTTCGCGACCAGGAACGTCCTGAATTATGATGCCGTGATCCTGTCCTGCATGAGCGGTGGCCGCGGCCTGGAGATCACCAGCCAGAAGGCGACGCTGACCTCTGAGCAGAGCACCATCGGCACGCAGTACAAGGAAAATGAGCATGTGCGCCTGTCCTTCGTGGTGGATAAGAGCAACAGCACCCGCTTCATCTACTGCTACATCAACGGCATCCTGAGCGGCGTGCAGCAGTACCCCGCGGGCGATGACTTCTCCCAGGCTGCGCCGGTGACCATCTCCGTCGGCAGCAACGAGTGCACCATCGACCTGTACAACATCCGCGTGTACAATAACCCGCTGACCCGCTTCCAGGTGCTTGACAACTGGATCGCGGACACGCAGGACGCGGAGCTGCTGATCGACCGCTACACCCGCAACCGCATTTATGACGAATATGATCAGGTGGTCAAGGAGAATCTGCCCAAAGACCTCCCGTACCTGGTCATCATCTGCCCGGTGCTGCCGTCCTATAAGGGCGACAAGAAGACCTGCTCCGGCTACTACGTCGACCCTGTGCATCCTGAGAGGTCGTTCAGCTTCAAGGATGCGGAAATCGACGTTCAGGGTACGTCTTCGCAGTATTACTACGTCAAGAACTTCAAGATCAAGTTCAAGGGCGGCTTCATCCTGACCGACGGCACCACCGTGGAAGTCTACCAGCTCAATGACGACGTGATCCCGACGGACACCTACACCTACAAGGCGGACGTGGCATCCTCCGAGGGCGCGAACAACGTCGTGCTGGCTGAGCTGTACAACGAGCTGTGCCCGGTCAAGACTCCGCCCCAGATTGCGGACGAGCGGGTGCGTCAGACCATCGACGGCCATCCCATCGTCATCTTCTGGGACAGCGGCGACGGCAATCCGACCTTTGCGGGCAAGTACAACTTCAACCACGACAAGGGCACCGAGGAAGTCTTTGGCTTCAAGCAGGGCGATGAATCGTGGGAAATCCTGCAGAACGGCACGGATCGCGTCGGCTTCCACAGCGCGGACTTCTCCGGCGATGCATGGAAGGCTGACTTCGAGGGCCGCTACCCGGACAAGAACACCGACACCGCCAAGCTGGCTACCCATGCGGCGTGGCTGGCTTCCACCGATACGGAGCAGGCAACCGGCGAGGCAATCACGGCGGTCACCTACGACGGCGTGGAATACACCACCGATTCCGCGGAGTACCGCCTGGCGAAGTTCAAGGCAGAGCTGCCCGCGCAGGCAAGCGTGCAGGCGCTCGTGTTCTACTACGTTTTCACCGAGGTCTTCCTGTGCATCGACCAGCGCGAGAAGAACGGCTTCCCGACGCTGTTCAATGCGCTGAAGCTGTGGATGTGGCTGTTCTACGATGCAGACTCCTCCCTGGGCACGGACAACAAGGGCAACCTGGCCTTTGACTACTACCTGGAGGACATCGACTTCACCGAGGCCGGAGAGCCGGTCTACAACGGCCAGAACAGCGTCCTGTGGGCGAACCTGCGCCGGGCCTATGCAGCAGAGATCGAGGCCGAATACAAGCGCCTGCGCACCGAGCTGCGCGCTGACGGCAGCGGTGATCCTCTCCTGAGCTATGATGTGGCGAACCGCTACTTCGAGGAGCATCAGAACAAGTGGCCCGAGGCTGTGTTCAACGAGGACGGCTTCAAGAAGTCCATCGAGCCGATGCTGCTCAAGGGCGATGGCCTGTATCTGCCGATGCTCCAGGGCAAGAAGGAGCAGCACCGCAAGTGGTGGCTGTACAACCGCTTCCGCTACCTGGATTCCAAGTACAACACCGGCACGTCCATGACCAACCGCATCACCATCCGCGCCCATGCCAAGGCCAACGTGAGCATGACTTCCTATGTGAACATGTACGGCCATGTGTATTACAACGCGGAGCTGGCCTCTGAGCGCATGCACCGCGGCGTGGAGTATGAGTTCCCGTGGGCCGCTTCCGGCGCTGAGGATGCCGTCATCGGTATCAACGACGCGGACATGCTGACCTCCATCGGCGACCTTTCCGCCCTGATGGTGGAGCTGGTGGACATCTCCAAGGCGATCCACCTGACCAGCCTGAAAGTGGGCGACAGCGCGGCGAGCTATTCCAACGGCAACCTGAAGACGCTGACCCTGGGCAACAACGTGCTGCTGCGCTCCCTGGATGTGCGCAACTGCCCGAGCCTGACGGATGCCATCGACGCGAGCGGCTGCACCAACATCGAGGAGGTCTACTTCGACGGCACCGGCATCACCGGCCTTTCGCTGCCCAATGGCGGCGTGCTGAAGAAGCTGCACCTGCCTGCGACCCTCGCCAACCTGACGCTGCTGAACCAGCAGAACATCGAGGACTTTGTGCTGCCTTCCTATTCGCAGATCACCACGCTGCGCATTGAGAACACGCCCGCTGTCCCGACGGCTGACATCCTGGCGGCGATCCCGGCGAGCTGCCGCGTGCGCCTGACCGGCCTTGACTGGACGATGGACGACGCTGAGGCTGTGCTTGCCCTGTATGACCGCCTTGATCTGATGCGCGGCCTGGACGAGGGCGGCAACACGGTTGACAAGGCCCAGGTCTCCGGCGTGCTGCACATCGAGGAGCTGACCGGCTCCCAGCTGGCAGACATGCAGAGCCGATACCCGTACATCACCATCGACTACAAGAGCATTGTGTCGAACCTGTACTACTACTCCGACGACGGCAGCACCCTGCTGGCGATGGAGGGCATTGAGAACGGCGGCGACGGCAACTACACCGGCAGCACTCCGACCAAGGCATCAACCGCGCAGTACACCTACGCCTTCGCGGGCTGGAGCCTGACTCCTGGCGGCGCTGCGGATGCCAATGCCCTGCTCAATGTGACGGCAGATCGCAACGTGTACGCGTCGTTCACGGCTACGGTGCGGACGTACAGCGTGTACTTCTACAACGGCAGCAGCCTGCTCCAGACGGTCAACAACGTGCCCTACGGCGGCAGCGCGACCTATACGGGCAGCACTCCGACCTACACCGGCACCGATGCGGATGATTACGAGTTCAGCGGGTGGAGCCCTGCACCGACGGGCATCACCGGCAATACTTCCTGCTATGCGCAGTTCAAGTACAACGGCTATGTGTACACCAAGCTGATTGATCGCAGTATCACGGAGTACGAGAGCGAGAGCTTGACCGTCGTGGGTGACTATGCTTTTAGTCAATGCAAGAACCTTACTTCGGTTAGCTTGCCGAATGCAACGACGCTCAAGACACAATGTTTCTACTATTGCAAAAAGCTGGAAAGCGTGAGCGTGCCTTCTGTGACAGATGCTGGCGAATATGCGTTTGGCAATAACTATAAACTGACGATAATCGACATGCCATCCTTGGAGACCATACACTCCAAACAGTTCTCAAATTGCACTGCTCTTAAAGCGTTGATTCTTCGCAGTGAGACGATGGTCACCATGACCGGCAGCAATGTTAATGGCCTGGGTACGCTTAATTACCAGGCCTATATCTACGTGCCGACTGTTCTTATGGAGGCTTACAAGGAAAGTTGGACGTGGTATGGAGAAAACAACAGGTTCCGTGCCCTGGAGGATTACACCGTGGACGGTACGACCACCGGCGAGCTGGATGAAAGCAAAATCTAAGGAAGGAGGGAAAGCTGCATGAGTACATTTGTAAATACCGTTGATTTGGTTGGCGATGAGGCTTTGACCAACAGCATCATTGACCGCAGCATCACGGAGCTGGCGGATAACATTTCGACCACCATCGGAAGCAGCGCATTTCGTGGATGTAATGCCTTGACAACGGTCAACTTCCCGAATGTGACCTCCGTCGAAAATGCTGCCTTCTACGAGTGCACCGCCCTGACCAGGGCTGACTTTGCCTCCTGCGTTGTATTTAATAACAACGTCTTCTACGGGTGCAAGGCCTTGACGGCTTTGATTCTGCGCAGCGCGGCGGTCTGCACGCTCGTAACCACGTCCGCGTTCAGCCAAAGCAGCCTCGCCCCCGGCATCGCCACCGGCTACATCTACGTGCCGCGCGCCCTGGTGGACACCTACAAAGCGGACGAAAAGTGGAGCTATCACGTCAACCAGATTCGCGTCATCGAGGACTACCCGGAAATCTGCGACCCGTACACCTGGGAGTCGGTATTCAGGGCCATCGACAGCGGCACCTACGCCTCCGTGTACAAGGTGGGCGACATGGTGCCCCTTGACCTGGGTGACGAGGGCATTGTCAACATGCAGATCGCGGGCATTGACGTGGACGACAAGGCGGACGGCTCCGGCAAGGCTCCGATCACCTGGATCAGTAAGGAGCTGCTGAATACGGGCCAAAGGTGGAATCCAGACCTTGTGACCAACGACGGAACTCGCCAGGAAGGCACCGGCGCGGTTGGCGGCTGGGAGAAGTCGGAACTGAGGGCGTATATGCAAGACACCATCAAACCGATTATCCCTGAGACGGTGCGCAACAGGCTGGTGTCTGTAAGCAAGACGCAGCTCGCCTATGACACGGCTGGCACCCAATTCACGCAGACGACCGCGGACGATGTGTGGGTTCCGAGCAACGCAGAACTCTTTGGGGGAAGCAGTTTGTATTATCCGCTGTTCGAGGATAGTAATGAGAAAAGAATCAAGTGCAAAGTCGGCAAATCGAGTGGTTCTGATTGGTGGCTTCGCGATGGCTCTAATGTATCGTACGCGTTGTGCACCACCAAATATGGCGCTATAAACTACTATGCTTTCTCTTATGTCAAAGCAACGGCGCTGGCTCTCGGCTTCTGCACCTGACGAAAGGAGAATGACCCATGAACGATCTGAAAATGATCCTGACGGACGGCACAGAGCTGTCCCTTGACGCATTCGGCCTGCCCATGCACGCCGTGATGACCTTGTGGACGGAGGAGAAGCTGCTTTCCATCTGGAAGCAGCTCACTCCCCTCAACCTGGGCACGGTGGACATCCAGCAGGACGGCGTGACCGTGTTCAAGTTTGCGGGCGGTCAGCTCGACGGTGTGCAGACCGTGACCAACGGCAACGGCAGCATGACCGTGCACTTCTACATGTCCGGCGTGCGACTGGAGACCGGCACCGACACCGATCAGGAATACGTGACCGCGGCGAAGATCATGCTGGGCGAGGAAGAAGGCCAGCATGATGTGCTGCCCGAAGGCGAGGAGGCGTGAGCATGAGCATCATTGAACGCGCCCGGCAGCTCCGGGCAGTCATTGAGCAGAACGCCCAGACGATGACCGACGCTGCGGCGCTGGAAACCCCTGAGCTGTTTCCGTATTGGAAAGAGTTGACGACCTACACCACCGGCCAGCGCGTGCGCTACGGCGACGTGCTGTACAAGGTGCTGCAGGATCACACCTCGCAGGCCGGGTGGAATCCCATTGCGGCCCCCAGCCTGTTTGCCAAGGTGCTGATCCCGGACGAGGACACGATCCCCGCCTGGGAGCAGCCTGACAGCACCAACCCCTACATGAAGGGCGACAAGGTGACCCATGACGGCGTGACCTGGGTGTCTGACATCGACGGCAATGTGTGGGCTCCCGGCGTGTATGGCTGGTCGCCCCTGATCTGATCTGTTCCTTCCGCCGGAAACGGCGTTGGAAAATATGATGTCAAGGAGTGGTGAACCATGAAACTGAAAATCCGGTATCCCTGCTGGAGGTGGTAGCGAATGCCTGAAGTGATCGACAACCTGGAAAGCACCGACACCACCGCGGCGCTTTCTGCAAACCAGGGCCGCGTGCTGCGTGAGATGATCGAAAACGTGGCAACCGAAGCGGACATTGACGCGATCTTCACCGAACCGACCGTATAAGAAGGAGAAAAGAACTATGCTTATCAATCTTTCCCTGCTGACTCGTTTCTGGCAGAAGGCCAAGGCCTACATCGACAACGCCCTGAACGGCAAGTCCGACACCAACCACATGCACGACTATTCCGAGCTGATGTCCCTGCCCACCATCCCCACCACCGTGGCGGAGCTGTCTGACGCGGGCCAGTACGCCAAGAAGGCCGACATGACCAACGTCTACAAGTACAAGGGCTCCAAGGCCACCAAGGCCGAGCTGCCCGCCTCCGGCAATACCGCCGGTGACGTTTGGAACGTCGAGGCCGACGGCATGAACTACGCCTGGAACGGCACCGAGTGGGACAACCTGGGCACCATCCTGGAAGTCGCCACCGAAGCCCAGATCGACGCGATCTTCGCCTAATCGGAGGGATAAGGTATGGCGCTTATCAATCTCGAAGGGCTGTCCCATTTCTGGGCGAAGCTGAAGCAGCAGCTTGACAGATCGGCAAGCGCCGACCTTTCCAATGTGAGTGCTGCTTCCTTCGCTCAGAAGATGCGCGAGGCTGAGCTTGCTTCCATCTACACCGCCGACTCCGCTGACGGCGTTGCCTACACGGTGACGATTCCCGGCGTGACGGAGCTGCAGCACGGCATGCGCATCATGATCAGCCCCAGCCGCAACTCCGCCTCCACGACTCCCACGCTGGATGTGAACGGACTTGGCGCGCACGGCATTCGCCTCCCGCTGTCCTTCAATAACGTGGCGACCACGATGCCTCGCCTGGCAACGTTCTTCTCCGCTGGCAAGCCTCTGCTGCTGATGTACGACGCGAACTATGCGCACGGTCAGTGGAAGGCTGTGGAGAAGCCCCGCGTTTCCGCGCAGGACTTGTACGGCACCGTCCCCGTGGAAAGTGGCGGCACGGGTGCAACTACGGCTGAGGGCGCTCTGGAAGCGCTCGGCGCGGTCAGCCAGCTCGAATTCGACGAGGTTGTGACCGAACTGAGGAACAAGATCGCAGCGCTCGAAGGTAACTCCTGACATCATGACATCAGGGCACCATTCATTCGGATGGTGCCTTTTCCTATGGAGAAGTACCCAAGTGGTGAAGGGGCCTGTTTGCTAAACAGGTAGGGCGGGCAACCGCCGCGGGGGTTCGATTCCCTCCTTCTCCGCCACATGCGGTTGTAGCTCAGCGGTAGAGCAACGGACTTTTAATCCGTGGGCCGTGGGTTCGATCCCCACCAGCCGCACCAGGGGAGAAAAAGAGGCCGGTACCAACGGCAACGCACGGGGCGTAACCCGTCTCCCCACATGCCGTCGTAGAGAATTGGCATATCATCCTGATTCAAAATCAGGCGTTTGTGGGTTCGACTCCCACCGACGGTACCACCACGGGCCGGGAACCCCGTGGATCTTCTTGCGCCTCCTTTCATATAAGCCGTGGCCTGTAAGCAGCGGCTCCGTTCCCTGTTCTATAACATAGAACACAGCGGCCCCAGTGCAATTCTGGCAGGGCATTGACTTCGGTGGACGCAGGCAGGCGGACTCATTTCGTGGACGCATGGCTGTGTACTCATAAATATGTGGGCCTGTGAGAACACAGGAACTCAAAAACAAGGAGGAATCCCAATGTCTGAAGCAGCAACGACCAACACCCCGGCGACCAACACTCCCGCGGCAGAGCAGTCGACCAATACGGCGGCCAGCAATTCTGCGGCAGAGCAGCAGCCCCAGGGCGAGAACAAAGGCAGCAACATCGAGGAGCTGATCCAGAAGGCCGTCGATAGGGCGACCAACAAGCTCGGCAACGAGAACAAGAAGCTGCGCGGCGAGATCGAAAAGCTCCAGAAGGCCAACATGGATGCTGACGAGCTGAAAAACTTCGAGCTCTCCGAGAAGGAAAAGGAGATCGCTGAACGTGAGAAGGCGCTGACCGAAAAGGAAAACCGCCTTATCGCCATCAAAGCGATCAAGGAAGCCGGTCTGGACGACGGCAGCGATGCTTCCCTTGAAATCGTCGATCTCGTCATGGCCGAGGACGAGAAGGGCATCAAGGAGCGCGTCACCGCCCTCAACAACCTGGTCACCCGCCTGGTTAAGTCCCAGGTCGAAACTCGTTTCAAGGATGCAGGCCGCACCCCTGGCGTGGGCACCGACACCGCCTCCAATGCTGGCGGCGAGCACGACTACGCCACCCGCAGCGGTAAGAATGCTGCTGCGGTCAATCAGAAGTCTCGGTCTATTCTCGACTCTTATGGACTCGGAGGTAAATAATCATGAAATTTGCTACCCATGCAGTGACTCCCAAGAAGGAAATCCTGCACAACGACCATTACATCGCCATTCCTTTTGACTGTTCCGGCATCCAGGCGAACGATCAGGGCATCATCCCCGCTGGCACCATCGTGCCCACCAATGACGCGAATGCCATCGGTGTCCTGCTGTCCGATGTCGTGAAGGCGGACGACCCCAACGGCACCGCTGTCATCCACGGCTTCATCAAGAAGTCCAAGCTGCCCGTGGCTCCCGCTGAGGGCGTGTCCATCCCCATGATCAAGTTCATGGACTAATCTGGTAACAGGAGGAAAACAACATGAAACTGCATAACGTTTTTAACGCGAAAGCGATTGCTCTCAACTATACCGAAGCTGCGAGCAACAAGCAGGCATACCTGGGCGGCGGCTTCTTCCCCGATCAGAAGAAGGCTGGCCTCGATCTGAAGTGGTTCAAGGGCCACCGCGGCGTGGCTATGTCCCTGATGCCTTCTGCCTTCGATGCGAAGTCCACCTTCCGTGACCGCGTGGGCATCTCCTTCGCTGAGACCAAGATGCCCTTCTTCCGCGAGTCCATGCTGGTGAAGGAGGAAGACGAGCAGGAGATCATGCGCTGCAAGGATTCCAACGATCCTTATGCCGCCGCCATCCTGGACAACATCTTCGACGATACCCGCACCCTGGTGGACGGCGCGAACGTCGTGCCTGAGCGCATGCGCATGCAGCTGCTGGCTCCCCTTGAGGGCAACGTCGGCATCGAGATCGCTGCCAACGGCGTGAACTACGCCTACAACTACGACCCTGAAGGCACCTGGAAGAAGGAGCACTTCATGAAGATCGAGTCCGCCGGGGACATGTGGAACGCTCCCGAGACCTGCGATCCCCTGGCTGACATCGAGGCCGCCCTGGATAACCAGGAAGCTACTTCCGGCAACCGTCCCGAAGTGCTGCTGATGTCCAAGGCCACCTTCAAGATGATCAAGGATTCCAAGCGCGTCCAGTCCGGCGTGCTGGCCCAGAACGTGACCGCCAACGTCTTCTACACCGACGCGCTGGTGCAGAATTTCGTGCAGGATGCGCTGAACATCCGCATCGTCATCTACACCAAGAAGTTCAAGGACGAGGCTGGCGACACCAAGGCCTTCTATCCCGACAACATCATCATGATGCTGCCCAACGGCTCCGTCGGCAAGACCTGGTACGGCACCACTCCTGAGGAGCGCACCCTGGCCGGTTCCGGCGAGGCCAACGTCGCCATCGTCAACACCGGCGTGGCCGTCGCTGTGACCATCACCAGCGATCCCGTCAACACCAAGACCACCGTTTCCGAAATCGTGCTGCCTTCCTTTGAGCGCATGGACGAGTGCTACGCGCTGCAGGTCGTCAGCGAGTAAGCGGAAGCGAACAACCACATGAAAGGAGGGCGCTGACATGCCCAAGTTTGGTTACGCTGTGAAGTACAACGGCAAGTATTATCCCGCTGGCGCTGACATCCCTGAAGTCGCTCCGGCGGAGGAAACCCCGTGGAAGTACGAAGGCCCGGAGACCTCCGGCGAGGAAGCCGCGCAGAAGGCCGCTGAGGCCGCACAGGAGCCCGCGGAGGAGGAAACCGAAGCAACTGCCGAGGAAGAAGTGGAGGCCCCTGAGAAGGCCACCAAGCGCCGCAAAAAGGGTGATGCGTGATGAACGCTGACATCCTGAAAGCGACTGACATCCCCGTCACCGGCGACGCAATGGCCGTGCTGCAAGCGGAAGCGGCCCTGGACTGGATGCTGGAGCACACCACGCTGACGTTCCGCAAGGACGACGCGGAGAGCATCAAGGCGCTTCCTGCATGTGCGAAGCTGTTCGTGGTCAAGTATTCCGAGGCACTGAGCCTGCGGGAGGGCGTAGCGAGCCAGAGCATCGAGGGCCTGAGCATGTCGTTCGACACGACGAACAAGGCCAACCTGCTCTGGCAGCTCGCCCACAACCTGCTGGATGGCTACCTGAAATCCACTGTGCGGGTACACCCTGCCAAGAGGCGGTGGTAATCCGTGGGCATGAAGGTGAAACACACCACCAAGAAGGACGGCTTCCCCGACATGATCAAGAACCTGGAGATGATCAAAGGAAGCGGCATTGAAGTCGGCGTGATTAAAGGCGAGCACAAGTGGCTTGCTGGAATCCACGAATACGGCTGCAACATCGAGGTTACGCCTAAAATGCGGGCCTATCTGCGAGGGCGTGGGTTGTACCTCAAAAAGTCGACCACGCACATCCATATCCCTGAGCGCGCCTTCCTGCGCACCGGCTACGACAAGAACCGTGCTGCTGTGATGGCGAAGGCCACCAGGCTCCTGGGCGATGTGGCGGCCGGGAAAATGACTGCCCGCGGCTGTCAGCAGGCGGTTGGCATGGAGCTGTCCAGCAAGATCAAGGATCACGCGGTCGGCATGCCTCCCGGAAACAGCGGTTTCACCATCGCCAACAAGGGCAGCAGCAACCCGCTCGTGGATACCGGCGACATGATCGGCGGCATCTCCTGGAGGAAAGCGAAATGAGCAGACAATACTTTGATTTTTCCGGCCTGATCCTGGACTTCTCCAACAAGTTCGAGGTCATCACCCACGCGGATGGTGGCTATGACGAGGCGGGGGACTGGAAGGACGGGCAGGAGGTGCGCGAGGAAAAGACTGGCGCGATCATCGCCTACAAGGAAAGCAAGGTGTTCCGCTCTGAGGGCAAGATCACCAAGAAGGACAAGCGGCTGTTCATGCAGCAGCCGCTTCCTGATGCCCTTATGGGCGCGTCTGTGGTCTACAAGGGCCAGAAGTACATGATTGAATCCGAGCAGGAAAATGCCGAATTTACGGGCGTGTACAGCTACTTCCTGCGGTACGACAGCGCCTTCGGGGAGGTATCGTCCAATGCTTGACCTGCATTCCATCCGGGCCACGCTCTTTTCCGGGCTGAGCAATCACCTGGGCATCAAGATGATCCGCAGCGATCAGACCGGCCCAGCGCCTGCCTATCCATACGGAACGGGCAAGGCGACCACGCCAGCAGCGGCTAACAAAGGCACCTGGCAGCAGCACGAGGACGGCATTGACCGCCTCATGGTGCGCAGCATTTGGAGCCTGTCATTCCTGTCAAAAGACTATGACGAGAGCGTCATGCTGGCAACCAAGGCGATGGAGTGGATCACCCACACCGGGCGCGTCTGGCTGTCTGATCACGGCATCACCGTGCAGAGCGTGACCGACATCACCAACCGGGACAACATCTTGACCATGGGCTACGAAAGCAAGCATGGCTTCGATGTTGTCCTTTATGTTTACCTCGAAGCGGAAAATCCGTCGGCAACGACGGGCTACATTGAGACCGTGCAAGTCTCTCATGAACTGAAAACCTAATCAAGGAGGAATATCTCATGGCTTATGACGTGAAGGTACACATCGACCTTGCGAAACCCATCGGCCAGCTCGGCTTCGGCGTTCCGCTGATCCTGCTGGAGAATGCGGACGCTGATGTCGAGTACACCGTGGTCTCCAACACCGACGAAATTGTTGAGGCGGGCATTGCCAACACCAGCATCGCCTACAAGGCCGCGCAGCTGCTCTACTCCCAGGCCAATGCGCCCAAGCAGATTGCCGTATGTGCAACCACCGGCGCTGCTACCGCTGCCCTGGCTGATGCTCTGCTGGTCGATAAGGGCTGGCGGCAGCTGATCGTCGTCAACGCGGGCGAGGCTGCCAGCACTCCTGCTGCCATCAGCCAGCTGGTTGAGGCGATGGACGGCAAGCTGTACTTCGCCGGTCTGCCTGCGGACGACAGCACCGAGATCACCGTGTCCGGCCTGCGCCGCACCATCCTGTTCTACTGCACCCCGACCGCTGACTGTCCCGTCCCCGTGGCTGCTCTGGTCGGCGAGACTGCGGGCCGCGCTGCCGGTTCTTTCACCTACAAGAACCTGATCCTGTCCGGCATTCCTGCGCAGGATTTGACCGAGACCGAGATCGAGGCGATCCATGCCAAGGGCGGCATGACCTTCGTCTCCAAGGCTGGCGACAACGTGACCAGCGAGGGCAAGGTGGCCGGTGGCGAGTACATCGACATCATCGACTGCGAGGACTACATCATCCAGCAGCTCGCTTACAAGACCCAGAAGGTGCTGAACAACGCCTCCAAGGTCGCCTTTGACAACAACGGCATCGGCCTGCTGGAGAGCGTGGCGGTTGACGTGCTGCAGAATGCCTACAACCAGGGCATGATCGTCACCAACACCGACGGCACTCCCGGCTACAAGGTGTCCTACGCCAAGCGCGAAGACACCAGCGAGACCGACCGTGCCAACCGCACCTACCTGGGCGGCAGCTTCTCTTTTGCTCTGACCGGC